AAATGGTAGCCAGACAAGAAGATGGGGTGTTAGTCAAAACCCCTTACAAAAAACAACAATTTACCGAAAAACAACTTGAAGAATTCATGCGTTGTGCTGATCCAATAACTGGCCCAGAGTATTTCATGCGTAATTTTTTCTTCATACAACATCCTGTACAAGGCAAGTTACAGTACAATCCTTGGGAATTTCAAGAAAGACTAATACAAACCTATCACAATTATAGATTTAGTATATCAATGATGCCAAGACAAACTGGGAAGTCAACAAGTGCTGCTGGCTATTTGCTTTGGTATGCAATGTTTAAACCAGATAGCACAATATTAGTTGCGGCTCACAAATATGCAGGTGCTCAAGAGATTATGCAACGTGTTCGTTATAGTTATGAAGCATGCCCTGATCATATACGTGCTGGTGTTACAAGTTATAACAAAGGTTCAATAGAATTTGACAACGGTTCAAGAATAGTTGCACAAACCACAACTGAAAACACAGGACGAGGTATGAGTATAACTCTACTGTACTGTGATGAGTTTGCGTTTGTGCGTCCTACAATAGCTAGAGAATTTTGGACATCAATTTCGCCTACACTATCAACAGGTGGTGGAGCTATAATTACAAGCACACCAAACAGTGATGAGGATCAGTTTGCATTCATATGGAAAGGTGCAAACAAAACCGAAGACGAGTTTGGCAATCAAAAAGAACTAGGAATCAATGGCTTCAAAGCATACAGAGCATACTGGACAGAGCATCCAGACAGAGACGAAGACTGGGCCGAAGAGCAACGTAACATATTAGGTGTTGAACGTTTCCGTCGGGAGATGGACTGTGAATTTATTATTTCTGATGAAACACTTATTTCTCCAACCAAATTGATTGATCTAGAAGGCTTGCGTGAGCCATTGTATAAAACTGGACAGGTACGTTGGTATAAACGTCCGCAGAAAGGAAAAATTTACGTAGTTGCATTAGATCCTAGTCTCGGTACCGGTGGAGACCCAAGTGCTATACAAGTTTACGAAGCAAACTCAACTACACAAGTTGCAGAATGGAGACACAATAAAACTCCAATCACAGAACAAATTAGAATTATGGTTGAAATAGTTAAAGAAATAAATTCTACTGTGCAAGAGCCACAAAGCGTCTATTATAGTGTTGAAAACAATACAATAGGCGAGGCTGCTTTGTTATGCATAGAACAGTACGGAGAACAAAATATTGAAGGATACTTTCTCAGTGATAGTAGCGTAGTAAGTGCAAGTGGAAGAAGATATCGTAAAGGTTTTAATACAACAAACAAGAGTAAAATTGCAGCCTGTGCCAAACTTAAAACTCTTGTAGAAACAAACAAAATGACCATTTGTTCTCCGAGTTTGATTGGTGAACTCAAAAACTTTGTGGCTCACGGTACAAGTTACGCTGGCAAGCCAGGCGAGACTGATGATTTAGTAATGGCGACACTTTTGGCCATACGTATGTTACAAGTATTGACCAGCTATCACAAAGAATTGGATTCGCATCTTACAGATTTTAGCGAGGAGACATTAGAACCTATGCCGTTTGTGGCAATCTTTTAATAAATACGTGCATGACACAAGAAAACACAGCATCACAACAAATTTATGATTTGTTAGTCACAAAAGACTTTGATCCAAAAAGTTTGGACGCAATGGGAAAACCAACAGTTAATCCCAGCGAAGCAGATCTATTCTCATTTAATTTTAGTACAAACGGAAATGAATATGGCACAGTTGTTGTACTCATCAACGGAGACAATGATCTAGAAGTCTACTACGGTGATAACTTAGGAAAAGGTATGGATCCAGGTGACAAAGGCGACTGGTACGATTTTCTTGCCATGCTAAGACAAACTGCAAAACGCAACCTGCTTACATTTAGTTTGAACAACATGAACAAACTCAAGTATCAAATGGCTAGCATGGCTGATATCAGTGAGAGTTTGGTAATGGAAGCATGGAAAGCTCAAGGTAAAAGCAAGAGCTACAGTAACCAGCCGGGTAAAGCAAAAGTAGTAATACAACACTCACGAGCAATTGGAGAAGGTGAACAACGTTTTAGAAACATTGCCGCACTGTTTGTTGAGAATGCACAAGGTGAAAGATTCCGCATGCCATTTGAAAGCATTGCTGGTGCTAAAGCAATGGCACGTCATGTAAGTGAAGGTGGTACACCATATGATGCATTTGGTTTACACATAAGCGAAACCATGAACGAAATTGCCACACTAGGTAAGTTTGTGCGTGCAAGTCGCAGTAATCAATTTGCACAAAACGAACAAGCACTGGGCATAGTAGAAGATGCAGTAAAGCACTATGCAGATCTGAAACGCAAAGCCAAGAAGATGATTGGCAAACGTGGATACAAAGAAATATTTTCTGCTTATGACCCAGCAGAAACAACAGAATTAGATGAAACAATTGAAAGTGTTAGAGAAGTATTTGTTAACAGTTCAATTGACAGCAGAATAGAAGAAGCATTGCCTATATTGGCTAAAATAAAGGAAAACACAATGAGAGAAGCAGACGTTTTTGAAGACTGGACCAACCAAGTTATGGAAGGAACATGGGCGTTACCTGAAACTGAAGAAGATATGGCAAAGTTACGTGAACTTATGTCAAAGCCATTGCCTTGTGGACCAGATGGCGAGTATGCTTCGGAACAACTTTATAGTTTAATCGGCGATGACGAACTTTTTGATAACATTGGTGAACTAGCTGATAAAGATCCAGATGCAGATTGCAGAGAAATAGTAAAGGCACGTGCTAAAGAACTTGGTGTTGAAATTGATGTTGAAGAAAGCATTGAAGAATCACCTACACAAGAAGAACCAGCAAGTGGATATGCACAGGGACAAGCTGATGCAGCCGCAGGAAAAGAACGCAGTTTAGAAATGGGATTAGGCGGACAAGACGTTGTTAAAACTGCTGGTGGTTCAGATGTAGAAGAAGGCGTAGACAGTTTTGTAAATCCAAACGACCAAGATGCTACACGTAGTAAGACCAATGTACCAACGGACGATTTAGATTCAGAAGACATGACAGAGATAGAAGATATTGACACTGGCAAACAAGCACTCAAAGCAGAACGTGATCCAATGCTAGAAAGAATTCTTTACCTCGCAAAAGGTTAACAAACTTAACCAAAATCTTTGACTATTCCTGTGCATGTGCTATTATTAGTCATGTTTAACTTTTTCACAGATAAAAACTCACTATTAGATATTACTGTGCTAAATAAAAGTGCAAGTAATGTAGTTGCATTATTTGTTGACAAACATAAACAGGCAAATGATAGAGTAGTAGTTGCTACTCGTAGGCAATAGGAGAAGAAAATGGCTTCATTAGCAGAAATAAGAGCTCGCCTTGCAGCGGCAGATAACAAGCAAGGCAATCAAACAAGCGGCGGCGATAACGCAATTTACCCACATTGGAATATGAACGAAGGCGATAGTGCAACTCTACGTTTCCTTCCTGATTCAGACAATTCCAACACGTTCTTCTGGATTGAACGTGCAATGATCAAACTCCCATTCAATGGTATCAAAGGACAGATGGACAGTAAGAGTGTTCAGGTACAGGTTCCTTGTGTTGAGATGTGGGGAGATACTTGTCCAATCCTAACTGAAGTACGTCCATGGTTCAAAGATAAAAGTTTAGAAGACATGGGTCGTAAGTACTGGAAGAAACGCAGTTATATTATGCAAGGATTTGTAAGAGAAAATCCTATAGCAGATGACAAGTCAGATAAGTCTATCAGACGTTTCATAATTGGACCACAGATATTCCAGATTATTAAAAGTGCATTGATGGATCCTGAACTAGAGGAACTGCCAACAGATTATGCTAGAGGCTTGGACTTCAGAATCAGTAAAACTAGCAAAGGTGGTTATGCTGACTATAGCACCAGTAAATGGGCAAGGAAAGAAACTGCACTTACAGAAGCAGAAGCCAAGTCTATTGACGAACAAGGTTTATATAATTTAGGTGACTTCCTACCTAAACGTCCAGGTGAAGAAGAACTAAAAGTGATGAAAGAAATGTTTGAAGCATCAGTAGATGGTCAAGCATATGATGTTGATCGTTGGGGATCATACTTTCGTCCAGCAGGTATGCAAAAGCCTGAGGGAACAGCAACAGCTCCAGCAATGGCGGCGGCTGCATCAGCAACAGTACAACCTGTAGAGGTTAGTGCACCAGCACCAACTCCGGTAGCAGAAACAATGGCTCCTGCTCCGGTCGCTACACCTGAAGAGATGGGTGCAACTCCAACTGCACCAGTCCAAACACCAGCTTCCCCTTCTGGTAGTGGACAGAAAGCCGAAGATATACTTGCTATGATTCGTAGCAGACAGTCTTCATCTTAACGGCAAATGAGGGCAAGGTTTTTTCCTTTCTCCTTGCCCTCAATAACCCTGACACTTGAGTAAAACCAATGCTATCAATAATTGATAAAAAGTTGTTTCCTGACAAAATTCAAGTTATTGAACTACCCGATGGCAGATTTGTCTATCAGATACACAAAAATGGTAGCACTACACTTCAAAAAATAAAAATACGTTCATTATCACTTAACGAAATTGAACAACTTACTACTGTTGATATTTTTGTAAGAGATCCGTATAAAAGATTTTTGTCTGGCATACAAACATATGCATATAAACTTAATGTGAATATAAAAGAATTATGCAAAATTGTAAACGATGTTTACTTTCTAAACAACCACTTTTGTCCTCAGTTATTTTGGATTATAAATTTACATAGATTTACAAATGCGAAAATTCGAATTAATCATTTAGACTCATTGACTAGTTTAACAGATATTAATCTCAATAAACAAACAGGTTATAATGACCTAGATATATACTTTAATAACAACAATCAGCTTAAATATTATCTTGAACTTGATTGTGTACTTTATGAAAATTTTTTAAATCAAACTGTTGAATTTAGTACCATACAAAAAACGATTAAGAAAAACTACAATGAGCTTTATCAAGATACATTTGGATATACAGAGTTAATATGGAATGCCCTAGACTAAAACATTTTAGGCGAGTAAACAGTGATGGTACTATTGGCATATGCGGCCATATGATTTTTCAACCTAAATTTAACACTTTGGAAGAATCAGATGCGTGGGCGGTTCCTTTGCAATCTGATTTTGCTAATAATGAGTGGCCATCTCATTGCAAACGTTGTAAAGATACAGAAGAATCTGGGAGAGAAAGTATAAGAAATTTTTCTCAAAAACGACACACTGACCTTGTTGTGAAAAATACAGAGTATTTAACTGTCGGCGGAGTATTAGATACCTACTGTAATAGTGCATGTTTAAGTTGTTCGGCAACATTAAGTACTAGAATAGCTAGTTTAAATAAAAGTCCTTTTGTACAAGATAACTATCAAGTTTTTACAAAATTTCCGCAAGACAGAATTTACCAATTAGACATAAACGGCGGCGAGCCGTCATACAGTAAAAATTACCAAAAAATCTTACAACAGTTACCTCCAAATCTGACATACTTGCGTATAAACACAAACGGACACAAAGTCATGCCAAATATTGAAAAAGTATTAGACAAGCAGATTGATGTTAATGTAACTTTAAGCCTTGACGGAGTTGGTGATGTGCATGACTATGTGAGATGGCCAGTAAAATGGAAGAATTATACGCAGACTGTTGATTCATATATCAATTTGCAAAAAAAATATCAAAATTTAACATTAGATTTTTGGACAACGTTATCATCATTAAATTTAAACAATTTAATTCATATTATCAGCTATGCTAAAAACAAAGGCATTCCCCACGGGTATGCATTGCTTGAAAAGCCGCATTGTCTGAGTATTAAAAAAACAAATTGGTTAACTAAACAGTATCAAGGCAACGAATCGTATGTAGCAACTGAAGATAATAACGACGATGAATTAAATGAGTTTCTTGTTAAACAAGAAAAACTTCGAAAAATCTCGAGGATTCAGGAATTAGCAGTTGACAATAATAACAATTTATAGTACAGTAGTAACATATCAAGCAAGGAGAATACAGTGGGCAAACCATTTGACGTAAGTAAATTTCGCAAAGATATTACAAAAAGCATTGACGGATTGTCAATAGGCTTCAATGATCCAACAGACTGGATTAGCACAGGCAACTATGCACTTAACTATCTGATAAGCGGTGACTTTCACAAAGGTGTTCCGTTAGGCAAGGTTACAGTGTTTGCTGGCGAATCAGGAGCAGGTAAAAGTTATTTTGCGTCAGGTAACATTGCAAAAGCCGCACAAGAACAAGGAATATTTGTGGTTCTTATCGACAGTGAAAATGCACTAGATGAAACATGGCTACATGCACTTGGTGTGGATACAGATGAAAGCAAGTTGTTGAAACTAAGCATGAGCATGATAGATGACGTAGCAAAAACACTTTCAACATTTATGAAGGACTATAAAGCAATGCCTGATGGAGAACGTCCAAAGGTACTGTTTATTATTGATAGTTTGGGTATGTTGTTGACTCCAACTGATATAAATCAGTTTGATTCGGGCGACTTAAAAGGTGACTTGGGTAGAAAGCCTAAAGCACTTACTGCACTTGTGCGAAATACTGTAAACATGTTTGGTAGTTACAATGTTGGTATGGTGTGTACTAACCATACATATGCTTCGCAAGATATGTTTGATCCCGATGATAAAATATCAGGTGGACAAGGATTTATCTATGCATCAAGTATTGTTGTTGCAATGCGTAAACTAAAACTTAAAGAAGATGAAGATGGCAACAAGATATCGCAGGTAAAAGGCATACGTGCCGCTTGTAAAGTTATGAAAACTAGATATGCAAAACCTTTTGAATCAGTACAAGTTAAGATTCCGTACGAAACAGGTATGAATCCATATAGTGGATTAGTTGATTTGGCTGAATCAACAGGATTATTAACCAAACAAGGCAACAGGCTAGCATTCAAAACTTCAAGTGGCGAAGACATACTACAGTTTAGAAAGGCTTGGGAACGCAACGAAGACGGTTGTTTAGACAAGGTTATGCAAGACTTTAATAAAATGGAACAAGAGCTAAGTACACCTGAAGAAGTAACAGAAGTTACTGATACTGTTGAAGAGGAGAATATATAGTGTCATTAGACTTAGCCGTTTTAGTTTGGAAACAAACACGACAATTTATGCACGACGCATCTGATGTAAGAGAAGCAGCAGATCATGTAGTTGAAGGGTTATTACAACATCATACACCTGAAGAACTACGTGAAGCATTTAAATTTGATGGGGCAATCAAACTTGCAGTAGCTGATTATCTTGGAGAAGCAGAAGAAGATGATTTTGAAGATGATGAACGTGATGAATTACTTGACCAATACGACGATGATGGTGAATTCAACTACGATGATTACTGATGTGGTATAGCCGTGTAACAAATAATCTTGCTGAGATTCCTAATTTTATTACTCACTTTGAACAAGAATTATTGATTGCTAAGAGTGAATGCAAGGTTGGCGGTATTGTTGAAAAGAACATCAAAGCATTACCAGGATTGACAGAGCATCGATTTAACCAACTGCAAGAAATTGAAGCGGTACTAAACTTTCTAAACATCAAACTTAGGCAGATAAGACGAAAACACTTTCAAAAGTATTTAGAAGGATATGCCCGGGCATTAACCAGTCGTGATGCAGAAAAATATGTTGACGGTGAAGATGAAGTTATTGACTTTGAAACATTAATTAACGAGGTAGCCCTACTTCGTAATAAGTATCTTGGCATAATGAAAGGCTTAGATACTAAACAATGGCAACTAGGGCATATTGTACGTCTTAGAACTGCCGGAATGGAAGATGTACAGGTATAACAATGAACAGTAGTTTTTCAAGTTCTGAAGAAAAATTTGATCATTCCTACGAAAATATTATCAAATATCTGTATGAATATGACGACTTCATGGAAAGTGTTGGAACTGTTGTTGGTATTGGAAGTGATCCAGAAGCACTTGATATACAATGGTGGGCAAACGCAACCACTAGAGATGAGAAACAA